CACGCTCTTCGCTTCGATCTGAACCGTCATCTGGAAACTCAGATAGATTGCTCTTTCGGATGCCGCCGATCTTTTCCCAGTCTTCGAGGGATTTGAAAAGGCATCCCATACGCACCCAGCGATCACCATCAGCGAGAAGAACACATGAAACTTGGTAGCGGTAAAGACCCAAAAAAGTCCTTGCCGTGATAAATTTCTTTCCGCCGAACTCGCAGGACCGGCCGAACTTGCAGTACTCGCCGAACTTGCAGTACTCGCCGAACTTGCAGGACTTCGGAAAAACAACCGTTTCAAATTTGCAAACGGTAAACTCCGCCTGCTTCCCGGTTGTTGGATCTTCCAGCCATTTTTCGTGCTCTGCCAAAATGGCTGCTATTTCATCTTTTCTCAGCTTTTTCATCTCTCTTTCCTTTCGCGGTGCGATATTGCACCAGCAGAATTCCCAAACTCAACCCTTCATAGTGCCGCTGATGTGTCCGGTGATACTTTCCATTCGTTTCTGATCCGGTCAACTTCAGCCCAGGGGATGCGGTAATCTCTGCCTGTCTCTCCACCGAGTCGATAGGCGTTGATTCGGCCGGCCTTGATCCAGTTCTTGACGGTTCCTGACGAGCAGTTAAACTCTTTTGCTACTTGAGGAACCGTGTAATCGTTTCGTTTCTCGTTCATGGTTTCACCCCCGACCGCGACCCCGACCACGACCACGACCACGACCGGTCAAATCCAGTTCTGAGAATTGCCTGATTCATTCGCGACCTACTTCTGCTCTTTTGGGAGCTTGGGAATTTGGATTGCATCGATGACTGAGCCACGCCCGATAATCAAACATCCTTCGGGGAAGGGCTCGACTTCGCTGAAGCTGCAGGACTGGAGCGCGCCAGAGAAGCGGCCTGTGTCTGCCACCCAAGCCGCCGAGTCGAGGACCAATTCGGTCGGCGCAACGGCTACGAGTTTGCCAGTGTCGATCATGGTCACGGTGCGGATAAGGTAGTTTTTGCCGATTTCCCAGGGTCCAACCACATCGGATGGAATGGTTTGAGTTGAGAACATTGAGGCCAATTGCCGTGCTTCGCCGATAGTCAATTCGTCAATTTTCATCTTTCCCTCGTGCCTAATTACGGCTCAGGCTATGCCGGTGTAATGGTGGGTTATGCTGCTATGGATGGTTAGGCCGTCAGAGTTCATCTTGAGCGGTCTTAGGGAACTTTGAGCGGATGCGGTCAATCGCCAGTTCTAAATCTTCGTGAATGTCGCCTCCCTTGTATCCGAGAGACTCAAGGAACTCAAGAGCATTTTCGAGTGCTTCGAGGATTTTCATGGTCATATCTCCTGAAATGCGAGTACGTTAGACTCAAGTGCAATATCGCACCGATTCAGTCTTGCCAGCGTTCTGCATTCATCTCCGCAAGCTGGGCCTGGTTCATGGTTTCTGGGTATTTCGCCCTCATCCACGCCAGATACCTGCAATCCTCGCAACTGGTTTCACGGCACTCAAATTCGCAATGATGGAGACTGGCAGGGCACTCTTGGATCAGCGAACCGAAGAGCAAGCGGAGAATGCAGCGGAGGAGGGTCATTAGAAAGCCTCACTGGAGTACCATCCGGGTTTGCGGTCCTTGCCGAAGTCTTCACAGTCTTCAGAGTCCCAATAAGTGAACCCGTACCAGCTTGCCCAATCCGCCAACACGTTGCGACCGGCGTTATTGAAAGCGGTTAGGGTGTGAAACGCGGGCAATTCGTTTAGAGCGGATTGGACGTACTGATAGCCGTCCGAGGTCAGCGGGTTGCGCAGCATCTTATAGCATTGCGCGCAATGTTCCGGGATGTCGCTCTCTTCGTATTCGACTTCTGCGTCTTTCGGGAAGTCGTCTGAGTCAAAGCTGGCGAGGTCCATAGTGTCTTCGGGTGCCTTGCCTTGCGCGTGCAACTTACCACGGATCAAATCGCCGCAGTCGTCGCAGTAAACATCGGACTGATAAACGTAACCCATTTAGAATCTCCTGAACTCATTGGTTAAATACTGCTCTGTACTACGGTTAAGCTGTGACTAGCGCCAGAGGTTGATGTGCTTGGACTCGTCGCGAGGTACAAGGTGGATGACTGGAGAGTTCTCGCCGCCTTTGATAGCAGCACACTTCGCGCACCGTGCTCCGAAGTACATCCCGTCAGCCGTGCTCTTAGAGCGTTGAATAGAGGTGAATACAGCAGGTTCCCCGCACTCGTGGGCGTATGTTCCAAGTGGCGCGAAGTTGCAGGTTGAACTAACGATTGAGTGAGCCATTGCTTTGTTCTCCTCTGTCTTGCTTCCTGGCGGGTTACGTACCGCCCGAGGTTACCAACCTCACGCTCCACTTACCGTGGATGCGGCGCGGCGGAGATTAGTCCTCGTCGTCTATGACCTGATTGACCAAATCACCGTCAAGGTCATACTCATTGCCCTGATCGTCAGTGAGCGTCTCTTTGATTTCCGACCAATCGCCCCAGATGCTATCGCCACCTTGCGCCTGACCGGCGCGGAGAGCGTCATGCCAAATGGTAGTAAAGACGTTGTAGCCCTTGTACATCGAGCGGTAAGAGGAGATGGTCTGGCCTATCTCAACCTCACGACTCTGATCGCCGGGGTTGATGTCTTCGCGGATGGTTTCGAGGTTTTCGGCGGATACGACTTGCTTGCTGATAACGATCATTTTAGGTCTCCATGAGGCTGGTTGCCTCTGTCTTGCTGATGTACCTACTATCGTCCAATCAATACTGTCATGTCAAGACAATAATCTACAATACTGCATAATACCTGTGGAAAACTTTCTTTACTGACAATACTGCATATATAAGGATGCTACTGGATACGTCAAGGGCTTTATGATACATTTGATACATGGCGGTCCTAAACCTAAGAAAAGTCCCGGAAGATCTGAAGATCAGGCTTAAATCTGAGGCTGCTTTGGCTCGTAAAGGGCTTGAGGTTTTTTGCGTGGAAATGCTGGTTTTAGGTCTCCAGGTGCGAGATCGCACTTATGGAGAGAAATAGTCCAAATCGTGAACTGGATGACGTGCCACAATTCTGGGGGAGGGTGCTGATGCGCAAGATCGACTGGGACAGGGTGACAGGACGGGCTCACCGCAGAGAAATCCAGCGTGCTCGTGAATCCGAGTTTGACGCACGTGAGGACAGAATCGCCGAAGCCATCAGAGACGGTGCCCTGGGTCCGGTGTCGTGGGCCCTCATCGACTTGCTGACCGACCCGGATATGGAAATGCTCAGAGGAATGCATATCTCATGGCGTTAGGTCAATTCAGCATATCTTTGTTCGGCTTCAGGGTTACACTTGATTTCAGGAGGTCGCCCGTGACCGGAATTGAGAAGCACGAGATCGAGCGTCGTCTGGAACACCTTGAGCATGAATTGAGTCATCTGCGCCGCGAGATGAGGAACGACGCGGTTCAGGTCAGGCAAACACTTTTGCAGATCGTCCACCTTTTGAAACCCAAACACGTTATAACCGCGTCAGTAGTTGACGTTTTCTCAGGAGATCCACCAATGGCAAACGGTTCCCTCGTCTTCAATGTCGGACAGACCTCGACCGACACAGTGACCCCACTTTTAATCGACGGTGTTACGCCGTCAGGTGGAGTTGTTTCTAACCTCGTCGTCGCAGCCAGCGACCCCGCCTTTACGGCGGTCGTCAACGGCACGAACACCATTCTCTTTACCGCAGTGGCTCCGTCTACGGCTGGATCTGTTGTGGTTACCCGTCAGTGCACCATCACCGACACGGACGGCGCTGTAAGCAATTGGACCAGCAGCATCAGTGTTTTGGTGAATGCATCAGTTCCACCACCCCCTCCAGATCAACTAACCCAGTCGGTTGTTGACGTCTTCTCGACGCCGGCCTAGAAGTCCCCTTCAATGGGGATGGTGCGGCGGAGTTGGAATGTATGGGGGATAACACCAAATGCCCCAAAAGTATCCATTAGAGGTCGGGATTGTGCGCACCTTGGTGAATTATCCCCGATCTTCCGCCGCATTCAATCGGCATCAGCGGTTCCTGCTCTGCCAGAATTTTACTGGTGCGATATCGCACCTCAAGGAAAGAACTATGAAAAGAATCTGCTCCCGCTGTAATCACACCATCAGGCGCACCGAACGCTGGCACAAAGTCAAATCGCGTCTCTGGGGATTCCTCTGGACCGTTGAGAAACCAGAGCACTACTCCTGCCTCAATCCCACACACGGCCCATCGACGAAGAGACTGAAGGGAGAGGTTCCTCTTCCATTCCCCGATCCTCTCGACAACTACGTGACCCCGGCGCAAGAATTGGCGAACTTGAACTAAATCAACTGAAAGCACGGTACAATCAAGACATGCCAGCAGGAAGACCAACACAAGAACGGCAAGAACGATTTATAGATGAATATCTTATTGACTTCAATGCATCTAGAGCCGCAATTGCCGCCGGATATAGCAAAAAAACAGCGCGTTCTCAAGGACAGAGATTGTTGACAAGAGCAGACATTGCCTCCAAAATCGATGCAAAAAAAGCAGAAAAACTGATCCGTTTGGAAATAACGGCCGACCGTGTATTGCAAGAACTCGCCAAACTGGCGTTCTATGATCCCGCTGATCTCTTTGAGGATGATGGTAGCCTAAAGCAGATCAAAGACTTAGACGGCAATACCCGAATGGCTTTAGCGGGGCTTGAGGTTACGGAACTGTTTGAAGGCAAAGACGAGCCAGATGGACCGCAGCAAAAAACAGTTTATGGTCTTCTCAAGAAGATCAAACTTGCCGACAAAGGGCAGAATCTAGAGCGTTTAGGACGGTACTTCAAACTGTTCACTGACAAAATAGAGTCACGATTCCCGGACGGAGTTGAAGTAAAGGTGCGCACCTTGAATGACTTCTATGCTCAATCCACCGAAAAACCAGACGTGTAGAACGTACACATGGCGTGTATGATGTACACATGGAAACCACGGTTAAGGCGTGGCAGTGCGATGTGTGCGGCTATCAGTGGCTCAAATTTGCTGGTAGACCGAAGCCGACTCATTGCCGGAACAAAGAATGCCGAAGCCGTAAATGGGATGGTGCGCCTGTAGCTCAGTTGGCAGAGAAGCCCGTTTGTAGCGGTCCGGTCGACGGTTCGATTCCTTCCGGGCGCTCCACTATTGCCGGTCATCATCCCCGGTGTGGATGCTCTATTTGTAAGACGGTATCTAAATGAGCACAGCATCCATTCCCGCCACACTCAACCCGGCTCTTCGTGGATTCTGGGAGGAACCGGCCCGGGGAAGAGTGTTGTACGGTGGTCGTATTAGTTCAAAGTCATGGGATGCCGCGGGTTTCGCGATCTTCCTTGCTTCGAACTACCGCGTCAGGTTTCTTTGCACTCGCCAGTTTCAGAACAAAATAGCCGAGTCGGTCTACACTCTTCTAAAGATCCAAATTGAAAGGTTTGGTCTAAGCAAAGAGTTTGATGTAACCGACAATTCCATCATCCACAAGACGACAGGCAGCAACTTCGTTTTCTATGGACTCGCACGAAACCTATCGGAAATCAAGTCTCTTGAGGATGTAGATGTGTGGTGGATTGAGGAGGCCCAGTTTCTTACTAAGGAGCAGTGGGACACAGTAGAGCCAACAATCCGCAAAGAGGGATCACAGATATGGGCGATTTTCAACCCTCTTTACGCCACCGATTTTATCTATCAGCGGCTCGTGGTCAACACGCCACCAGACTACGTTAAGCGCAAGATCAACTTCGACGAAAATCCTTTCCTATCCCAAACAGCTAAAAAAATGATTGATCGATGCCGAGCCGAGTCGGAGGATGACTACCAGCACATCTACCTCGGAAACCCGAAGCAAGACTCTGAAGGAGCGGTTATCAAGCGGAGTTGGATTGAGGCGTCAATTGATGCTCATCTAAAACTTGGCTTCGACGCGGCCGGCCGGAACGTGATCGGATTCGATGTGGCGGACGATGGAGAGGATGCTTGCGCCAATGTGTATTCTCACGGAAGCCTAGCCGTCTGGTGCGAGGAGTGGCGGGCGAAGGAGGACGAACTACTCAAGTCGTGCTCTCGCACGTTCCTGAACGCCCTAGAGCGCCAAGCCGAGATACGCTACGACTGTATCGGCGTAGGAGCAAGCGCTGGAGCCAAGTTCGACGAGTTGAATCAAGTGCGAGATAAGCATCTACGGATTACCTACGCCAAGTTCAACGCGGGCGCAGCAGTTGAGAGGCCAGAGGAATACTATGTCAGCGACAAACAAGACAAAATCAAAAACAAGGATTTCTTTGCGAATCTAAAGGCTCAGACATGGTGGAATATAGCTGACCGGTTCCGTAACACATACAATGCCATCAACCGTGGAGAGAAATTCGAAGACGACGAGATGATCTCTATTTCAAGCGATATGCCTCACATTGAGAAACTGAAAACAGAACTATCCACTCCGAAGCGGGACTTCGACCGAAATGGACGTGTCAAGGTTGAGAGCAAAGAAGACCTTGCCAAAAGCACACGTCCTGGCGGTCCTGTCCCATCTCCGAATCTCGCCGACGCCTTCGTCATGGCATTTGCTCCATCGACAACGCAGAGGCTCAACGTGTCCGATGCGGCTATCGTGGCAGCAATGGGGAGACTATGAGAAAGCGCAGAAGCGAAGAAGAAATGCAAGCAGAGCAGACGCCAGTCATGTATACAGCCGAGCAGACGCTGTTGCGGGACGGTATACGCAGCAGTTTTCCGGATTGGCGCGGGGCACGGTTCTTCGACTGGCGTTCGGGGTGGACAAAGATGGGAGACTACTTCGCCGATGGTTTTTATATGCAAGACGAGATGCGCGAACTAGTGCATCATCGCTTTGGGGCCAACGTCTAGTTTGAGGATCTTGCGCCATAGTGGTAAGTTTGAATCGTTCTAGGAAATCAAAGGAAATCAAAATGGCGAGTGGCGGAAGAAGAGAAAACGCAGGGCGCAAGCCAAAGGCAATCCCATCCGGTATATCACCCGGAGCGATCCGCAAGATGCTGGAGAACCCTGAGCCTGTGCATTTCCCGATCAGGTTCTATGAGCCCCCAAGGGGAGTTGTGCCTCAAGGGGAGACGGCGCAGGTAGCCAACGACGCTGGCCTCCAGTTGGCGATGGATACATCTCCAGGGTTTGGCGATCAGTTCTACGCGTATTCCAACATTGCAGGGTTTCCAGGCTACCCGTACCTTATGGCGTTGTCTCTGCGCACCGAGTATCGCCAGATGGCCACGGCCTTATCGACAGAGCGCACGCGCAAGTGGATCACCATCAACTCTACCGATACGGACGATGAGGGCACGAAAGATAAGATTACGCAGATCGAGCAGGCGTTCTCTCGGCTTCACTGCCAGCAGGTCGTGCGCAAACAGGTTGAACATGATGCCTTTTACGGAACAGGGCAGATTCTCATAAACCACAGAGGGGCTGATTTAGAGACGCCGCTCATTCTCAGCGAAAAGACAATCAAGAAAGGGATGCTACAAGGATTTACTAACGTTGATCCGGTATGGACAACTCCTCTCTCATATAACGCTCTTGACCCTTCGAGTCCAGACTTCTATAAACCGTCGGCGTGGTGGGTTATGGGACAGCGCTGGGATGCCACTCGAATGATCATCATGGTCACGCGCGAGGTTCCCGATATTTTCAAGCCTGGATTCAATTTCTCGGGAATCAGCCTATCGCAACTTGCAGAGCCTTACGTAAATAACTGGCTGCGCACTCGGCAGAGCGTCTCTGACCTAGTCAACAACTTTTCGATTCTCGTTCTCAAGACGGCGATGGACCAGGTGTTGACGGGTGGCAGCGACGGCTCCGATCTATTCTCGCGCATCAAGCTATTCTCGGCTTGTAGATCAAACAAGGGCGTCATGGCGCTCGATAAGGACCGTGAGGAATTGGAGCAACTTGCCGTACCGCTCAGCGGCCTACATGAGCTTCAGGCTCAGGCGCAAGAGCAGATGTGCTGCCCCAGCCACGAACCGGCCACGATTATGACTGGCATTTCACCATCAGGATTCGGCAATGTGTCTGAGGGTGAGATACGGATGTGGAACGATTGGGTCCATGCGCTGCAAGAGGCATACGACCGGCCCGTCATCGAAACCATGCTAAAACTGGTGCAATTGGACTTATTCGGCGAGATCGATCCTGAAATCACCATTCAGTTCAATCCGCTCTACGAGATGACCGAGGAGCAGATTTCCAACATGCGCGTGAACGAAAGC